TAGGCATCGCCGCGCATCAGCAAAAGCATTGTGTCGCTAGGATTCCATGCGGCAGTAACGCTAAGTGATGTTGGTGCGGATTGCGTTGGGATTTTGTCAGATTGACGCGAACCCGCTACACCGAAACTAGCAACGGCATCATCTTGCCCAAATGCGGGTACTGCTTCTACTGGAATCAGATTACCCGAAATTGCAATGCCCGAAACATTGCCAAGGGTTGAAAGTTGGGCAAGTGTTAACGCGGTAGGGGTTGCGCCTGATTGGGCATACAACGCCGCGCTAAAACCCGCCATTATTTTGTTTGGTAGTGCCATTTTAAAAGTTCCTTCAAAAGTTGTTGGGTTGTCTTATGTTGGAATATCTAGGGTGCAATCAAGAAAAATTTGGGCTAACTTTTCATCATTGTCATAGGTGTTGTAAAGCCAAAAAACATCTGCTTTAGCAATCTGAAAACCATTTGTTGCACCACCAAACAAACCACTATATCCGTGTAGCGATTGTAGTATCTGATTGGAAATAGTGAAACCATCTTCTATTACTTGCGTAAAAATACTTATCTGAAATGTTGGGCGGTCGATACCCTTCACGGATTGAACTGGCCCTGTGTACACATCTTGATGAACATTTCTTAGCATCCAAACCAAGAACTTGGGTTCGGTAGCAAAGTTACGGTTAAACGCCGCATAAACGGGTACGGGCGTAACAATGCTTTGCAGTTGAAACTGAATCGCTTTGCCGTATTGAACTGGATTTTGTTGCGTTGCCATTTACACCGCCGTAACTGGGTCAGTTCTGTAAGCCAAGATAACCACGGTCATCCTATCGTCAGATTCACGGATGTTATCAATACGCCAATCGTAACCGTTGTAATTGATTGAATAAAGGTTTTGATTGCGAACCATTGTTCTTGTGTTTGGGGTGTAGTTCAAAATAAAATTAACTACATCTTGATAAAGGCGGTACTTTTCGGAAATCTTTAAACTATTGGCAACGGATTGAACACGCGCACGGGTACGAAACCAAGTAGTTTGCGCGGTTGTTTGTTCGCCAAAACTACTTTTAGCAAATGCCAAATTATTGACTGTAATTTGTTCAAACCGTGCAATTGCCATTTACATCACCAATGGTTTGTATGGGCGTAGCAATGTAGATACGCCAAATGGAATGTCTTTTAACTGATTGTCGGTTGTATTGCTACGATTGTTATACAAGTGCGTAAACAACAACAAACCCGCTTGCTTAATAACGGGATAAGTTTGCAACGGATTAGGTGCGGTTGTGTACTCGCAAATAATTGGTGCAGTCATTTGGCTATTGATAGTAGTCGGCAAGGATTGAATAATTACCTTGTTACCGCTTGCATCGTAATAGTATTGAGTAGAAGAAACAGTAGTTAAAACGGGCGGTGTACTGTTATCCCAATACGCTACGCGTTCAATTGTTACGCCTGACATATCGGGGTATTGGTTTTGCGATACTTCGGGCAAATCCAAACATACGGGCGATGCGGCTAGGTTTTCAGCACCATACCAAACACGGTAGGTAACTGAAAAAATAGATAGACCTAAATAATCTTCAATGGCTTGGCGAACTGCAAGTTCCAATGATTGCAAATAACCATCTTGTGATTCATCTTCAAACAAATTTATTTGATTTGTGATTTCATCCAAGGTTAACCAAGGCGTAACTACATCGCGGTTAATCTGTTCTGTTTTTACATAACTGAACGGATTGCGGGTAGATGCCCCGTAAGGCGCACCTAGTAAATCGCTATTTACTGACATTCAAGCCCCCTTTTAGGCGGCAGACATATGAACGCCCGCAAATGGGTCGCGCACGGTGCTTACCATTCTTTTTTCTGCGTACATCGTTACAAAACCCGCCTGTGTTTGTTCAAACATTTGCACGGTCATTTGTTCGGTATCACCAATTGTCAAAAACCGATTCCAGTTTGCCAAGTAGATTGGAAAATCTGTAGAAAGGTAAGGATTAGGAATAACGGGCCAACCAAAAATGTGACCAATCGCGCAACCATCTTTTTCGCCCAATTCCAAGAACAAGGGCAAACCCGCCGTATCTTTTAATTGACGCAATGTTTGAATCATTGCGGGGCTAATGTGCCAAGCAGTTGAATCTAGCGACCAATATTGCGGGGGCAACGCGTTAGCCATGTTTACAACTTTGTTGTAAGTTACCGTAGTGCCGCCATTACTAACCGTAGCGATAGTATGTATGCCATTTGTAATAGCCGTACCACTAGTACCGAAAGCACTAGAAGCCCCGCTAGTGTAACTATCCAAACCGCGCAAACCGTTAGTAGCACCAGTAGATGTAGTTGTGCTACCCGCTTGGTCGCTATTAAGAACCATTGATTGACCTTCAAGTTGTGCAAACTCAAGTGCCAAATCTTCAACAAGCGTTGCATCAAGTCCATTAACATCACTTAGCACCGCCGTTCTGATTGGCAATTGTGCAACCAATACGCGCACGGGTAATTGCCAAATAGAAGTGTTCACATTAGGCGAACCGCTATCAGGCGTAAATGTGTAACCCCAAGGGTTTGTAGAATTTGCGGCGTTACCAGTTTTGGCAACGAATTGGGCATCAGAACCCGCAACCGCGATTTGGCGTGAGCCTTGACGCAAAGGGTTTGCTTGACGCAAAGCCGCAAACGCTTCATCAAAAACAACATTACCACCGACACCCGAACCCGAACCAGTAATTGCACTTGCTTCACGCAAATCGATATTTACTTTGCCGCCTTCGGTGATGGCTTGTTTGATTCCGTTCAAGATTTTTTCGGTGATAGACATTTTGAATTCCTGTTTAAAAAAAGCGGGGGATTTTCGCCCCCCGCTAATGGCAACGCAATTAAGTAGCAGTACCAGTTGAACGATAACGAATTAACGCGTTAGGGTCCCGAACGGATGTTGCCAATCTTTTTTCCCCGAAAAAGGTTATAAAACCTGGGGCCGTTTGGTCGTAGCGGCGCATAATCATGTTCAATCTGTCGATGATTGTATGACCGCGTGTGAAATCACCAAAGTACATTGGATACAAAGAATTTGTACCCGCAGAACCCGTAGTGGCTTGTGATGGGTTATCAACATACTTGTTAACAACAACATCAAAGCCCAACAATTGACCTACGATGCCTTCAACTGACAAACCTTCGTTACGATTAAAGATTGGTGCGCCGTTTGTATCACGCAATGCGCGAATAGCGTTTAACAAAATTGGGTTAATCATAAACTTAGTTGATGGTGTCCAATACTGTTGTGGCAAAGCATAAATAGTATTGATTACGTCAACATAGTTAATGTTGTTTGCGCCAACGGTGTTAGCGTTAGTGGTAAGTTGGTCATAAGTAGCAAGGCTATGCAAACCAGTATTAGAACCAGTACCGCTAGAACCAAATGCCGCCGTAGTGCAAGTACCACCCGTATAGGTAGCGTTAGCACCCGCATATTGGTCTAAGCCGCGCAAGCCATTTGTACCGCCGTAAGGGTTAGTGCCTGATTGTGCCGCTTGGTCGTTATTCTGAATCATTGACAAGGCTTCACTTTGTGAAAACTCCATCAACATATCGTCAACAACATTGGCTTCCAAACCATCAATGTCATCCAAAGCCGCGGTACGGATTGGGAATTGCACGTTCAGGTCTTGCAAAACCAATTGCCAAATGCTTGTATCTTCAGTAGTAGTTGCGCCGTTGTTCTGAATTGCATAGCCCCATGCCGCACCCGCATTACCAGTTTTGACACGGAATTGATAAGAAGAACCATCGGTAGCAACGGTGCGTGACAAACCGCGCATTGGATTACCCAAACGCAAAGCGGCAAACACGGGGTCATAGGCGGTGCGACCACCTTGGTTGTTACCTGAGCCTGTCAATGCTGATGCCTCGCGCATATACGCATCGCGTTGGCTTTCATCTGCAAAAATTTGCAATTCTTTTTCTACGCGGGCATTGCTTTTGTAGAAAGAAGCCAATTGTTCTTTAACAGAACGGTTTACATCGCCGCGCACGGTTGTAGCGGGCTTGATGATGGCGGGGGCTTGAATAGATGCTACTTTGGCTTCCAAAGCAGAAATGGTTTCTTGCATTTCCAGTTTGATTGCTTCAACGGCGGCGGGGATTTTTGCTTCAACGGCGGCAATGCTTTCGCTTTGCTTGGCTTCGATAGCATCCAGTTTTTCAATGATTGCTTGTGACATGATTTAACCTTTAATTTTGGTATCAAGAATTTTAAGAAGTTCACGGGTTTCTAAAGCCGCGAGAATTTCCGCTTCGGTAGCCTCCGCATCTGATTCACTCAGAATAGGCGCAATTTCAATAGGCGTTGTAACTACATCGCGCAGTTCTAACACTTTTTTGAACGTAGATGCGGCGGCTACCGCATCCTTTTTAGATAGCCCAACTTCACGCAAGGCTTGTTCTAAAACTTTTAAATCGGCAGAACCATCAGCGCGGAAATATTCCAACTTGCTAACTTCTGCCATTGGGTTGTTGGGGTACATCACTACGGATACTTCGCGCAAGCCGCCTTTTGTGATTTGGAAATATGCTTCATCAGATTGGTCGGGTTCGCCTTCAGCATTGACCATTTGATATTCTTCGGCGTATGCACCAACGGAAACGCCGCCAAACATAGCGGGTGATTCTTGCATTACTTTGTAAAGGTCAGAACCCATCGTAGTATTGACAAACAAACGCCCTTCGGCTTTCATTCCTGTATCGTCAAACTCGAACGCATCCCATTGACCAACGGGGATTGCATCCGCATCGTGATTCACAAACATGGGTAGGGGGCGACCTGATGCAGAAAAATCTTCTGCCCATTGCATAAAACCTTCGGGTTGATAATTAAACCGCCTACCGTCTGCGCCTTCACGCGCACCCCAAGTAGTTACGGTTGCTTCAATTTTTCCTGTGCTTTCGCCCTGCTTTTCCAAAACTAATTTGGCTTCGCAAACCATCATCAGGTTTTTTACGGTCATAGATTACCTCATCGATTTTAGTTCGGTCGATGTCATATATTGTTTTAGGGGGT